AGCTTTGGAAATTGGTGTTGTTTCGTTTAACCAAGTTATATTATCTATATCATCATTATCAATCTTAAATTCAGCATTTGGATTAATTGATTTAATTGCTTTATCTAAACTCATTATAAAACTCCACTATCTATTTCCATTATTGTTAAAGTTGAAATTGGTCTTGCATCATAATCTCCATCAGTTGCATTATCTTCTTCATTTATTCTAATATTTGTAGAGCCATTTGATCTACAATAAATTTGATAATCTACTTGATTCGTTGTACTTGGAGCATCTAAAAAATTAAAACTGTTAGAAAAAACTTTCCAAGTTTGATCGCCTGTAGAAACTGTTTGAATAGGAAAAGTACATCTTGTAGCACTTCCATCTGCGTTTCCTATTGCAGTTGTTAATTGCGAATATCCACCTGAATTTATTTGTCTATAAATTGAACCTTGACCATAAAGATTTCCACCTGTACCAAAACAAACTGTACCAAATATAAGTATTTTACTTGATGAACTTGATGGTGTTAAAGAAACTGTAAAACTACTAATAGCTGTAAATGAAGATGACGAAATAGTTTGTGTATCTAATTTATTTATTGTTTTAACTTGTAATATTCCACCACCACCAATTAAACTAGCATCTAATCTTTTTAAAGTACCAGCATCACTAATTAAAAATTCATCTGTATCAGCAGGAGCTACTGCTAAAGCTGTCTGACCAGTAATAACTGCTGGATCAAGATCACTTGCAACTACTGCTTTGTTAGCTGGTTTGTTTCCAATATAAGCCAATTAAAACTCCTATGTTATTTCCATTATAGAAAGTGTGCCTGATAATTTATCAGCAACAGAACAATCAATTTGAATTTTATCTCCAGCTTCTAATACAACTTTTCCACCAGATAAAAGCTCTAATGAACTTCCAGATGGTATAGATACATCTTTAACTAACATTGATGTGCCATTAGCTACATTGTTAGCACCACCTCTATTTGATGTTGTAGAAACTAATTCTACTTCTGCTGTGATTGCTGTTGTGTGAATATTTGCAAGTACCAATCCTAATACAACTGTTGTCGTACTAGTTGCTACTGTGTACATAACATAAGGAGTTCCTGCTGAAGCAGGTTCTGCTGCAAATGTTACTGTCTTAAATGTGTTCGCCATTTTTTTTGTTACTCCTTAATTATTGTTTTATATATTATCCTAAAGCTATTGCAAGAGCTGTTGGATCGTCAGTTGAAAATCCTTGAGCTGACATTAGGGTTACTACTCTTGATAAAGCTGCTTTTTTATTTGTACCACCAGCTCCATCATCTACTACAATTAGATCAGATGTAGTTAGGTCTGCACCAATATCTGTACCACCATCAATATCTATAGCAACTAATGGTAAAGTTCCTGTATCACCAGTTCCAATTAAAGTTCCTGTTGCTGCTGGTAAAGTTGATACACTTGAACTACCAGCCGAATGAGGTTGAGCTTGTAATGTTTGAGCATGAGCATTTGACGACTCACAATAAAATTTAACTTTTGATACTGCACCAGTACCAGTTCTAATATCTATTAATCCATCAGATACAGAAATACCACCTGATGATCCATTACCATCTAATAATACTTTACCAGATCCATTTGGTAATACAGATATGTTTCCATTAGAAACAGAAACTACTTCTGATATTACTGGTGATGTTAAAGTTTTGTTTGTTAAAGTTTGAACACCATTTAAAGTTACATCTCCAACATTAGATGGTACGACAACTGTAAAAGTAATACTAACTGAACCAATTGAACCAGAGTTGTTTGTAGTACATAAAAAGAATTTATCAGCTCCTGCTGAACCTTCTTGTACAATTACCATTTGACCAGCTAGTTCTGCAACTGTATCAAACTCTGGATCTCTTGCAGCATTTTGACCTGAAGCTGCTGTTAGATATACACCATTTTGTGTATCAGTTGATTGATTTTTAACTAATATTCTATCGCCCTCTACAAGTGTAACACCATCTAAAGTATCACCAGCTTGTAAGTCTGTTGCTGTTGTAATGTTAGCTGTTGTAGCTACTCTACAAATAATTCTAGTTTTTAATCCTGTAACTAAATTATCTACATAAACTTTTGTTGCTGCATCTGAACTAGAAGATGGAGTTCCAAGTCCAGTAATTGATCCACCAGATATTGAAACACTATTAGCAGCTTGAGTTGCAATAGTTCCTAATCCTAAAGAAGCTCTAGCGGTAGCACCATTTTCTGCTACCCAAGTTGATCCATTACCAACAATTAAATTACCATCTGTTTTTGCTAAATTACCAATAGCTGTAAGATTAGCATTGGATGCACCTTTAGCATCTATTTGATCTTGAATATTTGAACTTACGCCATTTAAATAACCAAACTCTGTATTAGAGATTGTACCATCATGTATTTTAGTAGCTGCAATTGCTGCACTAGCATTTATATCTGCATTAACAATTGCACCATCTGTTATTTTAGCAGAAGTAATTTGTGAGTCTGCAATCTTAGCAGTTGTGATTTGGCTATCGGCTATGTGTGCAGTATCAATACTGCCATCAACATAGTGTTCTGAATTTATACTGTCGTCAGCTATTTTAGCACCAGTAATTGCATCACTAGCAATTTTAGCTGTTGTAACATTACTGTCAGTAATTTTAGCTGTTGTAATTTGTGCATCAGCAATATGAGCTGTATCTATTGAACCATCTACATAATGTTCTGAATTTATACTATCATCTGCAATTTTAGTTCCATTAACAGCATCTGCTGCAATCTTTGCAGTTGTAATAGCACTATCACTTATATTTGTTGTGCCAATAATTTCTGTTGGTATAGATGAATTAGTTTTTGATAAAGCACCAATATAAACATTTGTAATAGCTTCATTAGATAATGAACCACTATCCCATGTTACATTAACAGTTGTGTTGGTTGAAAAAGATGAAGAACTAACTGTTCCAAAAATAGTTCCTGGTGTACTAGCAATTAATTTTATTCTTCTTCCAGCATGATAAACTGAAGTTACATTAGCACCAGCAATTGTAAAAGAAGTAGATGATGCGTATGCTGCTGTATAAGAACCTGATCCATCACCATATTCAATCCATTGTGCATCATTAAACCAATCTCTTGTATTTTTCATTAATGCTCTAATGGCATTATTTAAATTGGAAGGTAACATTCCTTCTGCTGTTGAAATACCATTAAGTGAAGTATTGTCAGCTTGTGTTGTAGAATAATCTTTAATATTACTTGTCATTTAATCTCCTAGAAACCAAGAAAATGCTTTATTGTTTTCTTGATTTTTTTCATTAATTAATGAATTGATAGCTTCTTCAATTTGTCTTTGAAAGAACTCTTGAGTTTCAAAACTATATCTAACATTATCTATATCAGTTTTATCTGTCATCTCAAGCCTGATCTTGATGCAACTATATCAATTCCTTGTGCATCTTTCCAAGCTCCTCCACTTGGTATTTTTACATTAAATTTTACATATCTTCCAGATTGTCTAACTGGATTAATACCTGTTGTATTCATACTTGATACAGATGATTCTGTGCTGTTATCTGATAATCTATCTCTAGTTTTTATAGTAACAGTTGCTTCAGCATCTACAATAGGTCTTACACCTATTATATTTGATCTTGTTCCAGGAAACAACTCTAATTCTGAAGTTTCTATTTCTCCTATATTTTCTGTACCTGAAAAAATAGCAGCTTTAAAATCACTATCTATAGCACCCAATAATAATTGTCCTCCATTCCAAAAATCAGTATCTAATGAAATATTAATATTGTCTAGGTTTTCTGAAATAATATCCATTAACTCAACTGTATAAGCACCAACAAATTGAGAAAATATTGTACTAGCATTAGCATTGGCTGTTGACCATTTTTGTGTAGCATAATTATAAATTAAAACTTTATCACATATACCAGTAGTATTAGATGTATCAGAAGAAGATGGATATAACCAGATTGCTAATTGATTAAATGGATCTGTAGCTGCCACTATTCTATCTGAAAATGCTTTGTTTAAATCTAAATCAAAAAATCTATTTACTTTTTCTGCACCAATAGCAGAAACTTGGTCACCATTAATTTCAAAAAATCCATCATCTGCATAAAAGAATACTCTACGATTATCTTGACAAACAGTTCTTCCTAATACTGCACCTCTATTAGGTGATATTACTGAAAGTCTAAATACAGTTGCACCACCCACATAGTCCATACGAACTATTTGATTTTGTCTAAATATGTAACCAATCTCTCCTGATGTTATGTGTGTAATTTGTCCACCTGAACCTGGTAGGTCTTGCAAGTCTGATTGTTTAGTACCACTTTGCCAAGTTGTAATATCATTAATACCAGACCATTGTATTCTATTGGATGCACCAACATGATTACCTGTTACTAAAAAATCTCTTATGACACCTGAACATTTAAATACTGGTACAGTACCTGATGTTCCTATAGTTGATAAGTCAGTAAAGGAAGATGATGTTCCCATTAAATAAAATTGAGGTGCATCAACTCCATTACTTACAATTACATAATTACCAAATTGAGTAAATGTAATATAATCTGTTGCATCTCCAGTTAAAGGAGTTCCACCATAAAAACTTGTTACAGTTAATCTAGTTGTGTCAGATGATTCATTTACTAAATTAACATTACCTACAACAGCTCTTGTTACAGTTACAACTGCACCTGATACAGTTGCTGAAAAATCTGCATGACCATTAATAGTATTTTTTAAATTTGTAGCAGTCGTATCGTTATTTGTTTGAACTTGAAATTCATTAGTAGATGGTGATCCAGTTGTTGAAGTAAAAACAATAGATGTGTTGTCATTTTTTTTTAAAGTAACAGTTTTACTTGCACCAATATTTGCATAGTCTGAAACTGTAATTGTGCAAGTTGCAAAAGCTGTACTTAAAACTTTTCCTCTTGCACCTCTTTCTGTGAAAGCTCCACCAGTTAATTCAAAAATAGTTTCTTCATTTGCAACAAAATTAAATACTGTATTAGAGTTATCTCTAAAAGAACCTGCACCTCTTGAATTTTTTGTAATTGTGTTTGTAGAATAATTAACTAATGAAGGAAATCTTTTATAAGAATTTAAAGCATAATAAACATTGTTAGCAACATTAGCACCAGGATTGTTATGCTCTGGTTGGTCAGGTAGCCATTCGCCAAAAGGTACTTGCATTATTCTCCTATTGGTTATTATTTGTTATTGCAACATAGTTATCATTAAAAGAACTAGCAACAGTAACATCACTTCTTTGTTGTAAAGGTGCGTTACCATATTGATCTTCTCTGTCATTTCTTTCAAGTCTTTCAAGAGCAGTTTGATACATTTGTTGCCATTGTTGAACTTGTCTTGGTTCTATACCACCTAAAAAATTAGCAGCATGATAAAGTGAACCATATAAATATATAGCTGGATGATGAGTTAAAATATAATTTGAAGTATTTGAATCTGATAGTGCTGGAAATTTAGCATAGTAATTTAATGTTCCTGTATATGCAGCAGATGGTATTGGTGCAAATCTAAAATTATCTCCAAGTATTGTATAACTATTTGGCATACCAGAAGTAGAGCTTCCTTTAATTTGATCCATTTGTGCAGGTGTAATATATTTTAAAGCATATTTAGTTCCACCTTCAGTTATAAAGAAATCTCTTATCTGTAAAAAATCAGCAGGTATAGATTCTGTTTCTGAATCTATTGTAATAGAAGTAGATGTAATCATTTTTCTAATTCTTAATTTAGAATTTAAATCTGCTTCTGTTAATATAATAAAATCATCAGATATTTCTGATGTTAAATCAGTTCTATTTAACCAATTTGCTATTGAAGTTTTTAATGTTGAATAACTAGTTAGTGCCATTATAAATTACCCTCTGCTGTTTTAAAAAATCTAAACTCATTTGAATTTAGTTTTTTTTTTAATATTTTTTTTTGAACTTCTTTTGGTAGTCCAAACCAATTGTTACTACCATTATACTCATTTGCCCAGACAGATAAAGCTATTGTTGGAATACTAGCCACTCTTTTCATATCTCTTGATTTAGAATAACCATCATTTAGATTATATAATCTTTTGTTATGTTTAATATGTGGATTAATATTAACTTCTTCTTTGGTTACAATCTTACCTTCCATGTCATCTTTCATGTAAGTAGTTTTGCTTAAACCATCAATAGTAATATCTTTTCTCATACTCTACCTTGTCCTTTGTAACGACTTTTTTTAGCCATTCGTTTTTCGTTTTTGTTCAAATCCTTTTTATGTCGTCTTGGTCTTTTTTTTGGTTTAGGTCTTGGAACAAAGTGAACAAACTTTTGTCTAGCCACTACGCACTCATTTCAGTAATATACACATTCGTAGATGAACCATGAAATACTGCGATCTTTTCTCCAGGTGAAACTTTAAATATTTCTATTTCACCAGATGGTAATAAAGCTGATGTT